GGGAGTATTTCAAAGATATTTTTGTAAAAAAAATAATGAATTAATATATATTGAAATAGATAAAACTACATTTCAACAATTAAATTCAAATAACCCTCAAATAGCGTGGGATTTATATAGTGCTATATCTTTAAATTGGTATTTAACAGGTGATAAATCAAAAACATATAATGCTAATAAGGGGTTATCTACTTTAATTGAGACCCAACAAAAATGGCATGGTTTCTCTCAATACTTTAAAGATAAATATTTAAAATATTATCAATCACAAGATATAAATGACTTATATACATCAGGAGGTGAATTTACAACTAAAAATAGACAAAATTATATTGGATTTTATCATATACATAATGGTATAACACCTATGGTAGGAAAAACTCATATAAATACCCCTCACGATGTTTTACTTCCAACTAAAAAATCTCAACTTACATCCCAAACCACTAGCAGCATGATGTTACCAACTCCCCCAACAATTACTGGTGGAGGAGGAAACTACTCTGGAGGAGGAAGTTCTATGGGTGGAGGAGGAAGTTATTAATTTAAACTTGGAATTGTAAAATATAGTTTGTATCTTTAAAGCATGTACTGGTTGATAGAAGATACGGATAATATAGAAATACTTACTAGAATGCAACTAGTGGAGGCTTACGTAGAGGTTATCCCACTATCCCCAAATATCCACCCCATACAGAATCAAGTATCTTGCGTGTATATCAAACCGTTAGACAAAAGTAAGGGGTATATGGTGACGATAGACCATAGCGAGGCGTTTCACGTAACCTTTGATCAAGTTCAAACTTTATTAAGTTCAATAAAAAACATATACGTTATAAATAAAAAGGAATTTTTACATTATTTCAATCACCATGCATGTATATCCATACCCACCAAACCACCTACGTATATACGAGAATTAACTCAAGCACATAAATCCCTATACTACAGATATCCTCAAAATAAGGAAATCAACACAATAGTTCCAATAGTTAAGCACTACGAATCGTGTGAGCACAACTTTGATAATTTAAAAGAATACATAAAAAATCCATCTAATCCATTCTACAACAATAAAGCATCTGTTGTATTTAATATGATAGAGAATAGCGGAATAAAGGTGGATTCAACGCTATATAAACGCTACTTTGATAGAGACACCGATGGATATGTCTTCACACAGTACAATTTAAATACAACAACAACCCGTCCATCGAATGCCTTTGGAGGGATTAATTTTTCAGCTTTAAATAAAGAAAATGGAGAAAGAGAATGTTTTATACCCCGCAATGATATTTTCCTTGAAATGGATATCTCTGCTTATCATCCTACCCTTCTTGCTAATCTATTGGGTTACACTTTTGATAGCGATGATATTCATGGCGATTTTGCTAAAATGTATGGTGTTGACTATGCCAAAGCAAAAGAGATCACGTTTAAACAAATTTACGGTGGGATTTGGAAAGAATACGAAAATCTGGAATTTTTTCAAAAAGTAAAAATATATACAGACCAACTGTGGGATGAATTCAATTATGGAGGACAAGTTACTTGCCCCATATCTGGATATGTGTATAGAAGTAGTGAGTTAGAGAACATGAACCCGCAAAAGCTTTTAAATTATATTTTACAAAATTTGGAAACCGCAAATAATGTTTGTATAATTTGGGATGTTCTTAAAATATTAAGAAAAAAGAACACAAAATTGGTTTTATATGTATATGATTCGTTTTTATTCGACGTTGATAAAACAGAAAAAGACACATTAAAAGAAATACTAGATATATTTAGTAAGTACAAACTCCAAGTCAAGTTTAAAAAAGGAACCAATTACAATTTTTAAAAAGTTATGAACACATTTTTGACACCTTCTGAACATATGTATCAGCAATACGATTATGATTTAACGGATACATTTTTGATGAACAACAGGTTATTCTGTACTTTTACCCCAATTAATGAGCTAGATAACCTTATCTCTGGGCTAACACAAAAATACGACATCATGTATAATAAGATGTTTGTATTGCATGTTAAAAGTAACGATGAATACGTTGTAACTTATAATGTAGATCAAGGAAATGTAAACGATATACCAGAGAATACAATATTGGTTCATAGAAAAAAGGAAACCAATTCTTTATATACAATAAACGCACTGAATGAACTTATTAAAAGTTTAAATGGTGGAGTAGTAGATACAAGATTCCAAATCAATTGGCAACACTACAAAAATTGTATATTACTTACCCAACATAACGAAATTAAACAACTAAATACAAGAATATACAGGATTATTGAACTGTAACATACAAGTACAACACTACAGAAAAAGAAAGGCATGTGTAAAGCTTTAAAAGCAAATTAGGCCTATTAAAAAAAAAGTAGTATAATTAAGTAAATTAACCAATAAATAAATAAACGATGGATTTAAATCTAATCAAAAACAAACTGAGCGCCTTACAGTCATCCGGGCAGAAAAAAGAAAAGGTAGATTATACCTTGACACAGTGGAAACCCAAAGGAGAGGGAAAGTACACAATCAGAGTTGTCCCTTCAAAACTGGACAAACAAAATCCTTTCAAAGAAGTATTAGTGCATTATGGATTTGCTAAATTTCCAATTTATGCTCTAACAAACTGGGGTGAAAAAGACCCAATCGTTGAATTCGCAAAACAACTACGTGGAACTAATGATCGTGATAATTGGTCACTAGCTAAAAAATTAGATCCAAAAATGCGTATCTTTGCTCCAATTATCGTTCGTGGCGAAGAAGACAAAGGAGTTCGTTTATGGGAATTCGGAAAAGAAATCTACTTACAATTATTAGGTCTTGCAGAAGATGAAGATTATGGTGATTTTACAGACATCAATGAAGGATTTGACTTTACACTAGAGGCTATTATGGGCGATATCGGTGGACGTCAGGGATTGAAATCTTCAATCAGACCAAAACGTAAAACATCTGTATTATCAGAAGACATCTCTCAAATTGAGACATGGCTAGAAGACCAACCAGATATTTTAGAGATGCAATCTAAATTTAAAAAATCATTTGATGATTTAAAGGCAGTATTGACAAATTTCTTAAATCCTGAAGATGAAGAAGAAGAAACACAAATGGAGCCTGTAAAGGACGAAACGGGTGTTAAAGAGGATTTAAAGAAAGAGAAAAAATCAAACTACAGTTTGTCTGCTAAAAAAGAAGTAGTAAAACCTGAAGACAAATTTGATTCATTATTTGATGAAGATGATGATGATATGCCCTTTTAATATAAAATAAGTTATGGCTAAAGAAAGAAAGTCATTGACAGAGGCCGCCGGAAAAGCAATTAAGGCGGCCTTTAGTCTCGACAAATTCAAAGAAAACAAAGGACTTGGAGGTAATGTCAAATTTAAACCTCAAGATTGGATTCCATTCTCACCTGCTTTGCAAGAAGCTCTATCTATTCCTGGATGTCCTATGGGTCATATCATGATAGTTCGTGGTAAATCTAATACTGGAAAAAGTACAACATCAATCGAGGTAGCTGTAAATGCTCAAAAGAAAGGTGTACTACCTGTATTAATTATTACAGAAATGAAACATGATTGGGCTCACTGGAAAACAATGGGCTTCCAAATCGATGATGTTGTGGATGAAGAAACTGGAGAAATAATTGATCAAACTGGATTCTTTATCTATAGAGATAGAAGTACATTAAACTCAATTGAGGATATTGGACTATTCATTATAGATTTACTTGCAGAACAAAAGAAAGGTAATTTACCGTACGACTTATTGTTCCTTTGGGATTCAGTTGGCTCAATTGCTTGTAATATGAGTATTGAAAAAGGATCTAACAACCCAATGTGGAATGCAGGTGCAATCTCAACACAATTTGGTAATTTTATCAACCAACAGATCATATTATCTCGTAAGGAAAGCTCTAAATACACTAATACTTTGCTAATAGTAAATAAAGTAGGTGTAGCCCCGGCTCTAACCCCAATGTCACAACCTAGAATGACAAATAAAGGAGGAGATACATTCTATTATGATGCTTCATTGTGTTTAACATTTGGTAATATCACTAATGCTGGTACATCAAAAATTAATGCTACTAAAGATAAGAAAAAAGTAGAATTTGCTTTACGTACTAAAATTGCATGTGATAAAAATCACGTAAATGGTATTACTACTGTGGGTACAATTATTTCAACTGTTCATGGTTTTATTAAAGATGATCCTAGAGAATTAGACAAGTATAAAAAAGCACATTCACATGAATGGGCAGATATATTGGGTGCTGGTAATTATAGTGTTGTTGAAGATAATAGTGAATGGGATGAGGGTAAACCAACATCAGATTTATTTGATGATGTTTTAGACGAAAAATAAAATTTATATGAAAAAAGATCTATTAAAACTCCTGGATAACGTCCAAGAAAACAGTGAAGAGACTACCCAACCAGCACGATATATGCTAATTGATGGTTTGAATTTATTCTTTAGAAATTTTAGTGTTATAAACGCTGTTAATTCTAATGGAGCTCATATTGGTGGTT